CCAAAGATTCCGGGGTTGGATATGCATCTGTATTCGAAAAAGTTTCGCTCCAGATTATCGCTTGCATAACTCCAAACGCCTATTTTACGGCATTTTTTGACCGTTTGTCAGTTACCCGTCTTTTACGCATATTCTCTCAAGCGTTTTCCCGTTGCTTTATTATATCACAACTGCTCGAACTGTACATGCTCGGATTCTCCGGAGAGGTAAAGGTCGCCGATTGTTCTGACCATCTTCTTTCCGTCGACAACATGAATCTCTTTCACATAATATGACTGTCCTCTGATAGCACGACCGCAGATGTTGTCATTGCCCCATTCTGCCGAACGTCTGATATTGAGTGAACCGTCACAAATGACTGTCACCCTCATTTTGCCCTGCGGAATGATGACCTTGTCCTCCTGCTGCTCCTCTGTCGCCTTGTCCGGCTCTGTATTCGCCCCATTTTCGCCGTTTTCCTGTTCGGTCGGTGGATTTGTCGCCTTATCCTCATTTGAGGCGTTCTCGTCGTCCTCTGCGTTCTTCTGCGATGTTTCCTGCTCATTGTCTCCGGTTGCAAGTTCGCTCACATCGTCATTGACCGTTGTCATTTCCTTGAGTGTCTCTGCGTCTACTGTTCCGGTCTTGTTTCCGTCCGCATCGTATGTGTTGACACTGCCGTCCGGATTTGTCTGCAACGCTCCCTCCGGAACATCATCCGTGAGCGAACCGATGACCTTTCCGGTTTCATCCCAAACAACGAGGCTCTCGTCCTTTGCTGCTGCCCTTAATGCTGCATCAAGTTTCTTGTACTCTTTGCAGTCCTCTTTCTTGAACTCTGTTCCTTTGCCTAAATAGTATAACATGATTATCCCTCCTATTTGCTCAAATATTTACTTGATGCATAACCGACGATATTCTTATAAACCACATACAACCATTTCACGCCGTTGTAATCGTTATAATATCCATAGCACTGGACTTTCTCGTCGTGATTCATCACTGCAAGTATTGATTTTCCTGTTCCTGCTCCTGCACGGAGGTTCAATCCGGATGCAGTCACCTTGTACGTTCCTGCAAGGCTCTTGTTGAATCCGTGTGCGACATCCACCTTTGCATTGCTCTTGACCGTTGTTGTGTTGGATGCTCCCGCTCCGGATGACTTTGCTCCGTCCGTGAGGTTCGTTGCTGTGTGAGCATTATCATTCAACAGAATATCTCCCTTGAGCAAATACGCATCCGATGTCAGATATTTGCTATCTGTCAGCACCTCGAATCCCGCTGCCTTGAGTGCTGCTCGCAGGTTTCCGGTATAACATGCCGTACTCACCTTTTTCAGTGCGTCAATCCCCAGTCTGTAACCTGCACCCTTTACGATTGCAGCGACACCGGATGAACAGTCTGCCTCACATGCGACTGTAATCTGTGCAGGGTCATAGTTGGAATCTGCAAGGTTCGTCCAAAATGTACCCCTCTGTGACTGGTCATATCCTATGAGGTTGTTGTTTGCTGCTGCCTTTGCCATGCTTGCAATCATCGCTCTCACATCCGCATTCGGATGACGGAGAACGCATTTCCACGGTCTGTTATACCAATTTATTACCCGCCATTCTGTACCTGTCTGGTCTCCTGCTTTTCCTCCGCTGTATCTGTTATTTTCATCATGTCCGCAATTTGAAATCATTTGTTTTCCTCCTTGTCAAATTCTTCTGTGTTTCTGTCCGTCATGTCTCCCATAAGTTCCGGACAATGTTCCTCAAGTTCTGTGTACACAATCAACCCGCAAATCAATAACGGAATACCGACCCATAAAATCGCACATCCCAATGAAAGAATGAACCATACTACCACCGACATTCTTTCCGCAAATTCGTCATCAGGATAATAATATTCGTCATAGTAAAGTTCCTGTTCCTTTTTGCTTGCCCTGTCGACCCAAATGTAAAACGCTGTCATCGCTAAAAATACGACGACCGCACCCACAACGTACACAATCCCGATTGTCCTTGCGTTCTGCATGAAAAAGTCTATGATTTTACTCATTGACCTCACCTGCCTCACCGCTCACAAGCGTCTGCATCGCTTTGTTGCTCTCAAGCATCTTTTTCATTCTCTCAAGTGCCTCGTCGACCATCATTGAAAAAGCCTCGAACGAAATCACTCTCGCAAGCCATGTGAACCGTGCGACGAACATATCATATACATATCGCAGTTTGATTTGACCTGTACCGCCTCCCAGTTCCTTTTCTGCCTTTGTGACTGCATAGAGCAGCCATTCTCTCACTTTGTTCAACTGTTTGTCTGACGGCATTTTCACGAAAACATATACTGCATATCCTCCCGCTGCACATACTGCAATCAGACCCACAATCACAAACCAATTCTCGACGATGTATTTCATCCTTGTACCTCCTCGTCATCCTGTTCCGGTTCGTCATTGTGTTGTATTTCTCCGTTTGACTTTGTTCCCTTGACCGTTTTCACGGACTTAATGAGTGCCATCGCCCCGCCCTCGACTGATAGAAAACGGAATACATTCTCAATCAGTGTCGACGGTTCTGAACCCATCCGCAAAAACACAAATATCATCACGACTGTAAAGATAAATGCTGCAAGAATCAAAGTGAATACAACACGTTTCATGAACAGACCGGACACCTTTTTGTCATGTCTCTCTTTTCGCTCCCTTATCCGGTACATTCTTTTCAGATGCCGGATTCTGATGCGTCGTTCCTGTTCTGTCATTCTCATGTATTGCCTCTTTTCTGTGAGGTTGATTCTTGCCTGTTTCCTGCCCTCCTGTTATCGGTCGGAATGCTGTTCTCCGTCCAGTCTCTTGTGATAACTCTTGAGTGACTGTTCCACAATGACAACACGCTCTCTCAACTGTTTCATCTCCTCACGGTTCTCTCTTGATTCCCGTTTGATGTCCTTGATGTCGTCTGCGATGTTCTCAAGTTTCACAACCACCATTGTGTCATTTTCTGCTCGTCTCTCCGTTTCTTCCTGTGTGTCTTTTTTGTCGTTCCTCTGCTTTGAGCAGATTCCGAAAAAGATTGCGAATGCAACCGACACTCCGGAGATTAGCAAGGAAACCTCAATCGTCAACGGCGTTCTCCTTTCCGAACTCTGTCGCCTCGATGTCGTCGGTGTCGCAGTATTTCCGCATGTGATATTCGAGAACATCCATCTCCCTGTCTGTCTCCTCTACCTCCTGCCGGAGTTCCGTTCTGACCGCCTCCTCGATTTTCGACTGTTCAATGATTGTTTGCTGTTTTTTCACGATTGCCGATAGATTTTCCGTCACATCGCACAATCGTGATATTATTTCAAGCGGACTCATTCTGTATCACCGCCGGAGAATTTTTCTCCTGTGATATATTCATATTCATCCGCTGAAATACTGCCCTTTGCGACACGCTCGGAAATCTGTTCCTTTGTGAGAGTGCCTTTTTTGTACATTCTTTTGAGACTTTCAACAAGCATTTTCATACTAAATCAACCCCTCCTCAATCAACTGCTGTGTGTATTCGTCAATGACCGCATCTTTCTGAAACTGTGTCACTGATTCGACGATTCCGGATGTGTTCTCCTCAACGACTGACTTCATGAGTGCCATGTTCTCATATTCCTTGACTGTCATTTCTTTCTCGTCGTACTGCCATTCGGTCACTGTCTGCATCTTTCCGTCGCTGCCCTCAACCTCTCTTGTCACCTGTTCGATGTTCTTACGCAGGTAAACCGTTGACGGCGACGATGTCCTGTCGACCTCCTCCGGCTTGTCCGGCTGTGTTCCTGTCACCTTTTTCCAGTCTGTCATGTTCATTCTCCTTTCTGCTATGCTTTGAAACTATCCTCTTGAGTTTCTTGACGTTGATTTTTGGTTTGATGTAATCAATGTAATAGTTGTATGTGTCCGTGTGTTTGAACAATCCCATATATGACAACATCACCGATGCGTTATACCATGAGATTTTATCCTGCTTTGAGATATGGTTTGCCTTACGTCTCGCAGCCTCAATGTTTGATTTCCGGATGGTTGTCCGGTCATGGTGAAATTGAAATCCCATAAAATCAAGCATACGACCCTTTGTGACCTGCTTTCCGTCTTTATCGAGTACCGGATTCCCGCCTTTATCAAATACCGGATATTCAAATCTAAACACCTGCCAATCGCCTTTTATTTCAAGGTCGAGATTGTCATTCAGATATGTTTCGATTGCTGCATGTATTTTGTGCAGTTTCTTTTTGCTCTTTCCCAGTATCACCATGTCGTCCATATATCGCATGTAATGCTCTGCATGGAGTTCCTCCTTGATGTAATGGTCGAGTGCTTTCAAGTAAAAATTGCCGAACCATTGTGATGTGAAATATCCCAACGGAACGCCTTTTCGCATCTCCTCAATAATTTCTTTCAGTTCATCGAACATCGCTCCTGTGATGCCGATTTCCTGCAATATCTCCAACGCTCCGGAGATGTCGTCAAATGCTATGCATCCGACAAGCGTTTTCGTCTGCTCTGCATCTAT